GCGCGGCCGTGCCAACATGGTCGGTGCGAGCGCCGCTATGGACAGAAGAAGGGCGCTCCGATCTGACGCTCGAACTGACAATTGCTGTGGGTCCGGGCGCGCCGAGCATCGAATTAGATGACCTTCACGTGCTTTGACTCCTTGACCCATTGGGAACCCAGTGGATCGGCGGATTGCACTAACCTCCTGCGTTTGCGAGACTTGCCGGCGTGGTTGTCGCCGGCTGCTCGGCACTCGTCCGGCAGTCTCCCTCCAAGCTTTCTCTCGGGCAGAACTCAAGGGGTCAGACTCCTTTTTCAAAACAGGCATCACATCAGCGGCACAAACGCCTGCACGTCCGTGTGCTGGATCTGGTGGAGAACCGCGGGAGTGTATTGAATGACGTCTCCGCCGGCGTGATGGGGTTTCAATCCCTTCCCGCCAAATCCATCTGGCTCTTCTCGAAGCCATTTGCTGACAAGCTCCCTGTGCTTTCGCCAGGTGAACTCCTCGCCGGGCGCGCCCAACTTCTCCCTCTCGAAGATTGCCTTGTAGATCATTTTCATCTCGGTGCCCTGGTTCGCACGCCCACCTTTCACGCCGGGCACATTGAACTCGGCTCGCTTCCACTTGTCAAAAACGATCCTCCCTCTGATGAACGGGATGGGCTCGCCCTGGGTGATGCGCTGGACCTCGGGTCGATGATCGAGCCATCCCGAATTGCCGCGCACTCCCAACCAGCTGCCTTTTTTCCTGCCGGGACCCTGCCAGCCCTTGGGCGCGGTCCATGGTGGTTCACCAGGAGCTGCTGCATTTGCATTCTCCCCGCTGCCCGTGGCGCCTTGCGTGTGGGCGCCGGCGCCGGCTTTGTTGCCGGCAGCGTCTGGCACATTGGCGGCGAGCGCTGGAGCGACCGGGTCCTTGCCAGCCTCTGCTATCACCGCAGCGGTGGCTTTTTGTGGGTAACTTCCTCTTCCTGGCCCGTAGGGCAATGGCGCGCCCCAGGGATCTGATTTTGAAGGGGGTCGCTTTGCCCAGCCTGCCGAGCACGTTGGTCGTGGTCCTGGCCCATCTGAGCAGGCGGGCATACTTCAAGACCACACGCGTGGTCACCCGGCCTTTCTCCCACGCGCTGAGAGCGTAGAAGTAGGCCGGGAGCGCTAGCTGACAGAGATCGTCATCGAACTTCTGAAGCACATCGCGATCGTGCTCCTGCAGGAATTCATGAAGGTGCTCCGCTAACTGCTCGAGGTTGACGCCAATTCGCCTGGGATGCGCGCCCAGCAACGGCAGCTCTGGGAGTAGATCCAGATTGCCTTGAGTGAAATCGCTCAAGCCAGCCAGGCATCCCCTCAGGAAGCCTGCTGCACCTTGCTGCCGCTCGCGTGGCGGCGGCTGCGTGATCCGCGCATGCAGCGCCCCGCCTTCCTTTTCCAGCCCCCGCGTTATGACGCCTGTTTTACCGGCCGCCAATCCTGGGCCGGGCAGCATCCACTCCTTGGCGGGATCGACACCGACCGGCTCCCAAAATGTCGACACCCAGAGCCAGTCGCATGTGACCTGGGGTGGAGGAGCTGGTTCGGGCCGGCTTGGAGCGTCGTTCCCAAGTGTGGCGGCAAACGCAGCCGGTCGTTGGACCGGCTCGACCGGTTGCCAAAGCTTTTCCTTGGCAAGTAGCTTTTTCCAGGCGCGGGCGGCCACGAAGAATCTGGCTGCACGAATGCGGCTTCTTTTGCGGCTGCGGAGCTTGTTGGCGTGGCCGTTGGGATTTGCGTCCATGCGAATGCGTCCTTGACTGGGTCTTCTTGACCTGCAGTCCTATTGCACGAAAGCGGCGCAGCCTTTCGCAAGATGCGTAGGCCGAATGGTCGCGAAAAAAAGGAGCTGCTAGGTAGGATTCACGTCTGCAATGGGATAAACGGGAGGCTTCTGGAGTTGGTTCAGGTGCAGAAAGGTATGCGGATTCATCCGCCGGCATCAAGGGAAAGGCCAGCTGCTGTCTCGACCAGAATAAGAATCAGCCGTTGGCTTCGCGGGCACGAGATCCAGGTTAGCGCCGACGCCGATGGCCCGCCACTCGGGACCGTTCCAGCGGCAGCCGGCGCCACGCAGCGTCGCATGCAGAATGTCGATGAATCCCGAGGCGTTGCCGGCTCCCGGCGGTTGCACGTATTGCATGCCGCGCGGGATGTCAGCGATGGTGCCGGCATTAGACCTTGAGGGGAAACGTACGGCATATCCGCGCTGGAAGCGGCAGCTTGGAAACTGCTACGCCGTGCTACCGAGCGCCAATACTGCCAGACGGCAACGAAGGGATGAGCAAATCGGGCGGGATCAGAGGCGGCAGACCCTGCACAAAAAGGTCATCGGAGCGCGCCAGGTTTGCAATACCCACACCCCAAACACACAGGATCTCGTCCACGGTATCCTTGAAAACGCCGCCCCGCTTTGACTGATGCTTGTGTCCTTGCAGGATCTGCTGCAGTCCTTCGTTGGCCATCGCAACGTTCTTCGTCAAGATGGCGTTGAAGACGTGGGCATATCCCTGGAAGTCAGCATTGTCGGCTTCCTTGCAGATAATGGAGAAATCAGCAGCGCACTTGGTCATTTCCTGTGGTTGGTTTAAGACGAATGCCCGCAACGTGTAACCCAAAGCGCGGTCGAAAGGATGATCGTGCTTCTTTTCCAGTTCATCCCGCCCACCCATATGTTGGGCGAGCGAACGCGCGAGTTCCATGTCGCCCGCCGCCAGCGCGTCGAATAAATCCTTGTAAGTCAGCATTGTTACGAGCGAGGCGTCGATCGATTCTCCGCGATCATATCGCTTAAGGAGGCCCAAAATAATTGTCGCTGCCTCGGTCAAATGGGCTTTGAATGTGTTGACATCCGCGTGGAGAACATAGTCTGCGCTGCCAAGAAATCGCAGGTGGAGAGCCAGGCCGTGCGAGGACGAGCCATCCCTGTCTTTCGCACGGTCCGCAACATTGGAGCGAACCAATGGCAGATTCTCCTCTCGGATCTTGATGATCATAGGTAGTCTGTCGCGAAGAGCCATTATCCACTCCAGAAATCAAGGATTATAAAATTTGAGAAGACCGCTAGGGCCCAGGATCGCAGCCTTCGGTCGTATCAGGTTACGGTTAGCGTCAAGCAATTGCCCCACGCGAGCAAGCGTGGGGTTACTGTTGTTTATCAGCCGATCAATATTAGCGTCGATCCATTGCGTGCTCAACTGCCGCCCCATGGTTTTCGTTTGGGCCAGCTTAAGGGCACCGGTAGACGAGTACTTGGATTCGGTGATTACAATATCCGTGATCGTTCCACTGGCTCCACGCTTGATCCAAACACCGTCAAATCCTTGGTTGCCCGGTAGCCTGCCCGCCAATTCTTCATATCCAGCTCTGCGCATCGCCAATGCTGTCCGAGCCTCGGCTAGCTCGCCTTTTAATGCTTTCGAGAAGTTAGCTGGATTGACCCGTTTCATGTTCTGCCGTAGAAGCGTTCCCAGCGACGTCTTCTTGGGCGCCAAAGAACCAGGTAATGCCTCGGGTGGCTTGAAAACCCAGCCAACTGCCAGTTCAGCGGCAAGTTCCACCGGGTCTATCAGGTCTCCTGCCTGGCTGGGCGTTTTCAGACCTTTGTTGCCCGGCTCGATCAGGTCCTGAAGCTCGTCAAATTCCTCCTTGGTAATGACATCGTCTGGCTTCCTCAATTGCACCCTGCGGAGTACCGCCCAACCATCGAATGCGAGCCGTCTCGCGTACCTAAGCTCAGAGTCTACCTGCGGCGCGCCATGCACCATTTTGTAAGTCGGATCTCGAAACTCGCTGATCAGCAGTTTCAAATTAGCTTCCGCAGTCGATGGTTGTTCAGGATCAATACCGTACCAGACTTGCAGCCAAGGAGATGGATCGCGAGCCAATCGTTCGGCTTCGAGCTTTGCGAGCCGCATTTCCAGCCTGTTACTAGCGGCCAGGCGATCCGGCATTGTCATCTCGCCAGCAACCTTCGCCTTCTCCTCCCGGGCGACCAAAAGTTGCTCGTACCGGAATTGAGCCGAAAGCGCGTCATCGAAGGCTTCTTCAACGCGCTCGTAGTATTCCTCCATGTTTTTGGGAGAACCAATCCATGGAGCACGATCGCGCGTAGGCGACTTGACTGGATTCAATTCAGGCGTCGGATGATGAGGATTGTTCTTCGTCTCCGCATGCTCAGATTGCGGCCCCTTCTGAGTTCCGTCCTCATCGCCCCCCGCATTGACAACTTGCGAAATTCCCAACGGGAAAAACTCAGTGCTTCCGTTCGGATTCTCCTCAGCGCCACTTGTTCCACCGACCGCGTCTTTCGTCCACCGACCGCGTTTGTCGCGCGGCTCGTTCGGATTGAAATTGGCTTCATGAACAGGAACCGGACCTGCCTTGCCGCTCGGTCCGCCCTGTCCTCCTTGCCCGAAGCGTTCGTTGTACGCTTCGATGTTTTGCATCTCCTGCTCGGGATCGAGACCCTCTTCCTGCTGCACGGTCTGCCGGCTCTTCCAGCCGCCGGTGACGCGGATTTGGTTGGCTTGGGCTTCGTCTTGCTCATCGCGTGCGAGAATGCTTGGGGCTTCGCATTGGATGTCGATCAGGTGGGGCGTGTCCAGCGGCAGCCGGCCGTAATCGATGGCGTACTCGATCGCTTCCCACAGGACTTGCGTGAACACCTTCTTGTAGGCGTTCTGCTTCTGCGTCGCGCTGCGCACAAACGGGGCATGCGCGGTCAGACTGGCGGTATAAGCGGCCATGTCGGCGCCGCTGCCGGTGGCGAGCCACTCGGGGGCGTTCCAGCGGCAGCCGGCGCCTCGGAGCGTCGCGTGCAAGATGTCGAGGAAGCCCGAGGCGTTGCCGGCTCCCGGCGGTCGCACTTATTGCATGCCACGCGGGATGTCGGCGATGGTGCCGGGCTGGAATTGCTTGTAGTTGATCTGCTGGCCCGTCAGCGGGTTGGCGCGTGTAAAGTCGATCTGCTGTGTGTTTAGGTGAATCGCGGGTAGGGCTCGCGGATGGGGCGGCAATGTCGGCAAAGCCGACTATCTCGAGCCTAGGATGTGGCACACAGCCTTTCGCGAACGAGTTGGTACAGCCGCTGATACTTGGGGCGCAGTTCCTGTTTCCTCGCCTCAATCTGGTCAGCGGGAACGTCGTGAAACAGAAACAATTTCGTATCTGGTATGAAGTCCACGGGCTCCAAGAGCGCACGGAGATAGTCGAAGTATTTAGACACGAAGGTGGCAGGGATCAGGTCTACACAGGCCTGCATGTCCTCGTCCGACGTGGACACCATAGTCGGCGTTGCCACCCGGGCGTAGTCGTCAAAGGAGATGCCGTCCAAGCGCAGCAGAACGGCCAAGTTGCGGCACAGCTCTAGCGGTGTCTGCTCAGGCTTTGAGGCAGGCGGCACCGGGAATCCAAACTCATCCCTGTGTGGGATGCGTTCCTTCTCCAGCAACCATGTGCGCCATTGGGCAGCGTCGTAGCCAAAGTCTTGGCCCGTGTATTTCTTGAGCGTCTGAAGCGCCTGATCCTTGGGGACGCGCCGATTATCGTCTTCCTGCAGTTGTCCTTCGAGGTTCAAGAGCATTATCTCTTGCAGAGAGAGCATAATCATCAGCTACCTCCGTTCATGGTTAGTGATGCTCCGTTTCATGCATAATGGCTTCCGCGTATTGCTTGATGTAGTCCATGAAGCTCTTATCCATTTGCGGCGTTCGCAAGCCCATTTTCCCCAGCGTATTTAAGGTCTCCAACTCGGTGCTAATTTCCATCCTCGCATACCAGAGACGATTTGTAGCAACAAGATGATTCCACTCCCTGGTGGCGATGGCCTTGTTGGAAAACTCCTTTACAAATTCATTGTATTGAGCGCCGTGGCCCAGCTCATGAAGAGCCAGGCGCAGTTGGTCGTCGCGCGTCATGTTGGCCACCTGGGGACCGAACTGGATAACTCTCTCACCTGTTTTCGGGTTGACGACAAACCGAGCATATTCCTTTGGTCCAAGTTGAGCGGTTGCCTCAAGCCTGTCAAAAAATGTCTTGCCCGTGCCGCCCAAAGCCTTGGCCGCGTCTTCGAAGAGAACTTCCGCACCTTCCAGCGGCTTGCCTCCTTTGATCACATATGGCGCTCCAAAGCCGAGTCCAGCCTTGGGAGCGGCCCCTATTCGCAGGGCGGGAACTTTCATGATCCAGCCAGCGCCGAGCCCCGCCACCAGCTCAATTGGGTCGACGAGATCGCCGGCCTGCGAAGGCGTGAGAAGGCCTTTCCGGCCAGGCTCGATCATGTCCTCGAGTTCGCGAAACTCGTCCGATGTCTGGAACCCCGGTGGCTTATCGAGCATCTTCCAACGAACGTCCGACCAGGCGCCATATGCATCTCGACGTGCCTTTATCAGCGCACCGTCTTGTTCCGGGTCGCCGTTGACCATTGTCCATGCAGGATCCTCAAGTCTAGAGATGCGACTTTGCAGGCGCAATTCGAGTTCGCTAGGTGGCATCGGTCCTGCCCCTGCAAGAATCTCCGACCAGCTGGTCGGTAGGCGATTCAGCCGATCGCGCTCAAGCTTGGCAAGACGCATTTTGAGTTTGAGCGCTTCGGTACGACGCTCCGCCATCGTCATCTGCCCGTTGGCCTTGGCCTCCTGCTCTCTTTTCTCAAGCAGCTTTTTGTAATGCTCGGTCGCCTTGAGCGCATCCGCGATTGCTTTCTCCACCTTGGCGTAGTACTCCTCCATTTCCTTAGGAAGGGGTTTCAGCGGTTTTTCCCCATGGACTGAACCAGCACCGTCCGCGACAGGACGTTCCTGTCCGTCGGGCACGTGATGAGCTAACGGTGTTATCAACGGAGCGGGGATGTTGAACTGACGATCGTCCCAACGCTGCGCATTTGGAGCTGGCACAGCGGCCGCTGCACCCTGACCGGCCTTAGTCCACCGCCCCCGTTCGTCTCGTGGTTCATCCGGATTGAAATTCGCCTCCTGAACAGGAACCGGCCCCGCCTTGCCGCTCTGTGCGCCCTGCCCGAAGCGTTCGTTGAACGCTTCGATGTTCTGCATCTCCTGTTCGGGATCGAGACCCTCTTCCTGCTGGACCGTCTGCCGGCTCTTCCAGCCGCCGGTGACGCGGATTTGGTTGGCTTGGGCTTCGTCCTGCTCGTCGCGCGCGAGAATGCTTGGGGCTTCGCATTGGATGTCGATCAGGTGAGGCGTGTCCATCGGCAGCCGGCCGTAGTCGATTGCGTATTCGATCGCTTCCCACAGGACTTGCGTGAACACCTTCTTGTAGGCGTTTTGCTTTTGCGTCGCGCTGCGCACGAAGGGGGCGTGCGCGGTCAGGCTGGCGGTGTACGCGGCCATGTCGGCGCCGCTGCCGGTGGCGAGCCATTCAGGGGCGTTCCAGCGGCAGCCGGCGCCACGCAGTGTCGCGTGCAGGATGTCGATGAAGCCCGACGCGTTGCCGGCTCCCGGCGGTTGCACGTACTGCATGCCGCGCGGAATGTCGGCGATTGTGCCGGGCTCGAACTGCTTGTAGTTGATCTGCTGACCCGTCAGTGGGTTGGCGCGTGTGAAGTCGATCTGCTGTGTGTTCAGGAAGTTCTGGATCTGTGCTTGCGTCGCCGACTCGTGCTGGCGGATGTAGGCGAGAGCCGACTGCACGGCGGCGCCCTCGGCCATGTTGTTGCGCAGCTTCTCGGCTACCGTGAAGGCATCGTGCGTGCTGAAAGCGAAGTCGCTCAGGCCGCGCTTCACCGTGCGCTTGACGTTAATCTTGAAGTGCAGCATCTCCTCGATCGGCACTTCCTCGCGGATTTGGTTGGCGTGGTTGGAAGGGTCGGCCATGTAGAGAACGTTGTAACCGTAGACCGTTTGCACATCCTCCGGGTCGGTGTGGATGCCGAACGACCAGTGCTCCTGGGTTGCCTCGGGGACGCCGGTCATCGAGACTTGCTCGGGCTCGACGCAGCGGACGGTCATGCAGCGATTGTCATTGTCGGGGTAGAAACGGAGGAAGAATTCGCCGTCTTCGCGCGAACGCCAAAAGAGTTCACGCTCCCACTCGGACCAGTCATTGACGTCGCAGAACTCGTCGATGATTTCCTGGACCTTGAGTGCGAAGGGAGAAGGCTTGGCGCTGTTCTTGGTGTCGTTCTGGCTCTTCCGGTCCACGATGCGGTACTGGAAACCGTCGCCGATGACGTAGGCTTGCAAGCCACTCAGCAGTCCAATGGCGTAGCCGTTCATCGTGCACAGCAGGCGTGCCTGAGCGCGCAGCAGGGAGAGCTGGGTCTCGGTGTTCCAGAAGGGCCAGTTCTGGCCGTAACGGCGGTCGGTGGGTTGGCCGATGGGATAGGCAAGCCGCCCACCGTCGCGATAGCGATCGAGGAGGTCGACATAAGAGCTGAGCCAGTAATCCCAGTTGGCGGAGGCTTCAAGGACGCGCTCGGCGTTCTTGAGCTGATGGAGTTCGAGCTTGGCGCGGATGAGGCGTTTCTGCTCGCGGATTTCTTTGAGGCTGAGGAGCTTGTCTTCGCGGCCGTTGGCGTTTGCGTCCATGCGTATGCATCCTTGACTGGGTCGTCTTGACCTACAGTTCCATTGGACGGTTGTGCGGCAGCCTTTCGCAAGATGCGTAGGCCGAATGGTCGCGAAAAAAGGAGCTGCTAGGTAGGATTCACGCCTGCAATGGGATAAACGGGAGGCTTTTGGAGGTTGGTTGGGGTGCGGAAGGTTATGACGCGCTGCTCTCCCTGCCCAAGCGTTCGGTGTACGCTTCGATGTTTTGCATCTCTTGCTCGGGATCGAGGCCCTCTTCCTGCTGCACCGTTTGCCGGCTTTTCCAGCCGCCGGTGACGCGGATTTGGTTGGCTTGCGCTTCGTCCTGTTCGTCACGCGCGAGAATGCTTGGGGCTTCGCATTGGATGTCGATCAGGTGGGGCGTGTCCAGGGGCAGCCGACCGTAGTCGATCGCGTACTCGATCGCTTCCCACAGCACCTGCGTGAACACCTTCTTGTAGGCGTTCTGTTTTTGCGTGGCGCTGCGCACGAACGGGGCATGCGCGGTCAGACTGGCGGTGTACGCGGCCATGTCGGCGCCGCTGCCGGTGGCCAGCCATTCGGGGGCGTTCCAGCGGCAGCCGGCCCCGCGCAGCGTCGCGTGCAGGATGTCGATGAAGCCCGAGGCGTTGCCGGCTCCCGGCGGTTGCACGTATTGCATGCCACGGGGGATGTCGGCGATGGTGCCGGGCTCGAACTGCTTGTAGTTGATCTGTTGACCCGTTAGCGGGTTGGCGCGTGTGAAGTCGATCTGCTGTATGTTCAGGAAGTTCTGGATCTGGGCTTGCGTCGCCGACTCGTGCTGGCGGATGTAGGCGAGAGCCGGTTACACGGTCCCTGCGAACGAGAGATGTGCGGCCTCGGGTCAAGGATTGTTAGGCTGGCCGTGTTGCTCGAAGGCAATGCGGTTGATTCGGCCCAGGGCTTTCATCACGGGGATCTGTTCGACCTTTCTCGACTCGAGGGAAAATTTCCGTACGGCATGCCGGCCGTAGAGGAGCACCGCCGTGAGCGACGAGTTCTCGGCGTATGCATCAATTTCCTTGTACTCTTTCGGCAATGCCTTCATGAGCGCCTTCCATAGCTCCTCGCGTTTCTTGTCTGCCTTGTCCTCCGCCAGGGCTTCCAGCGGCACTGCCCGCGTCCCCTCAGTCGCGCGCCCTATTGGGGCAGGCGCCGCCCACGGTGCGGCAATGTAGATACAGGCGAGACCGAGAGCGAATCGGAACTGGGTCATCAGAGTTCCTCCTTAGCACTCCCTGCACATAGACTTGCAATAAGGCGAAGCCGGGGCGGCTCCGGAAGCAGCCTACGAACAGCGCGAGAAATTTGGCTAATTGTTTGCCGAGACTGGCAATCTGCTTCAGCGTCATCCTGACGATCCTCCCTGATATTCCTCTAGGAATTTGAGAACGCGGAGGATCGTCTTTTTCTCCCCTCCAATGCAAGACCAAGTCCCTATTCAAACAGCACTTACCAACAATTCATTCAATAAAGTGGCGTTGTCCAACTAGTCTAGCCGGGCGACAGTGTTTGCTTCGTCCGAAACCTGATCCTCGGTGAAGGAGTAGTACCCCCGTGTTCGGGTCCTCCAACTGAGGGTAGCGCGGATGGTACGATTGGCTCTCGTTTGTTCGCTCGTGTTGTATAGCGCGGAATGCAACGCGTTCGGTCAGAGCGGCACGGACACTCAGAAACCCCGGCCGATCGACGCGGAGTACCGCAAGTTCGACGAACTGGCTTCGTTTCTACGCGCCCGCAACACGAAGCAATTCGCCATCGCATCTCCGAAGGGCATTGACGAAGGAAGTTTTGTCTTGCTCGGCGGCATTGAGCAATGGGTCACCGTCCGCGGCCAGGATCGCGACAACACCGTCCTCCTGTTCCTGCACGGCGGCCCCGGTGACGTGACTAACCCGTGGGCATTCGCCCTGTTCGCCCCCTGGGAGAAACACTTTACGGTAGTGCAGTGGGACCAGCGGGGTGCCGGCCGGACGTTGCGAAAGTCCGGCCCGAAAGTCGCGCCGACCATCACGGTGGATCGCATCGTGCAGGACGGCATCGAACTCGCGGAGCATCTGCGCAAACGCCTCGGGAAAGACAAGATTGTCGTCGTGGGTCACTCTTTCGGGTCGATCATCGGGGTCCTCATGGCTCGGGCTCGGCCGGACCTCTTCCTCGCCTACGTGGGCACCGGCCAGGTCGCGGACGAACCGCGCAACTACGGCGTTGCCTACAACGCCCTACTGAACAAAGCGCGGGCTGTCGGGGATCCAGCAGCCGTCGATGAATTGACCCGCGTGGGGCCGCCGCCTTACAAGTCCGGCGAGGGATTTGGCGTCCAGCGCAAGTGGTCGAACGCCTTCGAGGGTGCGGACCAGTTTTTGTCCGGGACAATCGGTCTCACGTTGGTCGCGCCCGGCAATTCCGTGCAAGACCTCAACGACTCCGTCGACGGCCAGATGTT